TCCTCGCCATGGCCGCCGCCGACCCAGGGGCCGACCAGTGGGCGGTGTTGAGCTTCCCGGCCATCGCCGACGGCGACAAGTCCCACCGCAGGGCGGGCGAAGCTCTCGACCCGGAGCGCTACCCGCTGGCGGAGTTGCTGAAGATCAAGGCGTCGATCGGCGCGCGCAAATTCGAGGCCCTCTACCAACAGCGCCCCACCGTCCAGGGGGGCAACATGATCCGCGCCTCCTGGTTGAGCGAGCGGTACACCTGCCGCCCCGAGGACATCGCCGCGACCGCCGACGAGGTGTGGATCTCGGTCGACGCCGCGAAGAAGAAGGGCAGCCTCAACGACTTCCACGCGATCCACGTCTGGGCGCGGAAGGGGGCGAAGAAGTACCTGCTCGACCGCCGCACCGAGCGCATGGGCTACCCCGAGTTCGAGGACGCCCTCGACGGGATGATCGCGAAGTGGCGCCCCTTCATCGTGCGGACGGCGGGCGGTGCGCTCATCGAAGACACCGCGAACGGGACCACCTACCTCCAGGTGCGGGCCCACAACTCCCCGGTGCCTCTGGTCGGCTTCTCCCCCGTGCGCGACACGCCGGGCTCCGACTCCTCGAAGACCGCCCGCGCCATCTACCTCCAGCGGGCGTGCGAGGCCCTCCAGGTGGTGCTCCCTGACGCCTCGGTCATGCCCACCGTCGAGGAGGTGGTGATCTGTTGGACCGCCTTCCCGTCCGGGCTGCACGACGACGACGTGGACGCCGCCTCTCAGATCGTGATGCGGTGGATGCTCGGCGAGGCGACCCCCGACCTCGCGGCGACCAACCGCACGCTCGCCAGCATGTTCGGCTTCGGCTGACCATCGCCAGAGACCGCGGCAGCGGGGTAGTCTTCCCGCATGTCCATCCTCGACTCCCTCCGCTCCATCGTCGGCCGCCCCGCCCCCGTTCCGTCCCCGGTGGCGCTCCTTGAGAGCTCCGCCCGACAGGACGCCGCACCGACCCCCGCGGCCTACAGCTCCGCCGGCTTGGTCAACAGCATCTCCGGGCTCGGCGCGGCACGCGACTCCGGGCAGGCGGGCAGACCGAACCTCCAGCGGCTGAACCTCTCCGACGGCGAGGTGGAGGCCCTGGTACGGGCAGGGGTGTACGGCCGCCTCGCGGGGCTGATGCCGGACTATGCGACCCAACAGGGGTGGACCGTCTCCGACGGAACCCCCCTCACCGACCCGCTGGCGAAGCGGATGCAGGAGCTCCGCATCGCCCACCACCTCGGCCGGGCAGACGAGCTCGCCCGCGCCTACGGCCGAGGAGCCCTATGGCCGGTGGTAGACGACGGCGCCGCCTCCCTGTCTGAGCCTCTTGACGTGGCCACCGTGACGAAGGTTCACGCGATCCACTCCCTGTCGTACCGCGACTTCTACGTGTCCGAATGGGAGACTGACCCGACCTCGCCGAACATGGGCGGAGCGAAGTATTTTACCGTTTGTCCCGCCAATACCGGCCGATCCTATCAGCGTGTGCATGCCTCTCGGCTCGCGGTGCTCATCGGCGACCCCCTCACCCCCTCCGACCAGAGCAACAGCCGCCTGGGCTACCCCCTCGCTGACCGTTGGTGGGATGCGATCCGCGACATGGGCTCGGTCTCCGCCTCGGGTGCGCGGGCCGCTCAGGAGCTGTCGGTCGGCATCTTCAAAGTGGGCACCCTCGCCGCGAAGCAGACCGGCGGAGAGGCCTCGACCTTCATCGAGCGCATGGCGCTGATGGCGCTCGGGAAGTCTATCGCTCAGGCGGTCGTTCTCAACGGAGACGAGGAATATCGCCGGGAATCTATCCCCGCTGCGGGCTTCGACTCGTTCTCCGACACCGCCCGTGAGATGCTGTCGCTGGTGACTGGGTATCCCGAGCAGCTCCTCTTCGGGACGGCGCCCGGGGGGCTCAACACCGACGGCGACTCCTGGTGGCGCGCCTGGACGAACGTGGTCGCGGCCTACCAGCTCCGCCGGTACATGGACCCGATCCGGTGGATCTGCCGCATCCTCTACGCTGAGGCGGGGGGCGAGCCCGCGAAGTGGGATGTGACCTTCAACCCCCTGGGGGCGCTCGACTCCAAGAGCCGGGCGGAGGTGCGGCTGCTCACCGCCCAGGCGGACGCGATCGAGATCGCCAACACCGTCCTCCTCCCCGAAGAGGTCCGCGAGCGGTACAGCAGCGGGCGGTACGACTTCGAACTCCAGCCGCTCACGACCGCCCCAGCCGAGGGGGAGGCGAGCGCCCCCGCCGACCTCGCCGCCGCCGGCGCCGCCCTGCAGGGGCTCCTCACCGGGCAGACGCTCCGCACCGACGGGCCCCTTGCCCTCTGCCTCCTCGCCCCCCTGGACGCCGCCGGCCTGGCCATCTTCGGCGACGCCCTCGCCGCCGTGCGCGCCATCCTCCCCGACCTCGAGGTAGAGCCCCGCCCGCACATCACCCTCCTCTACCTGGGCGACCAGCCGAGCCCCGAGCAGGTGGTCAACGTCTTCGACCGCGCGCGCCGGGTGCTCGCCGGGACCGCCCCCGCGGTGCTCCAAGCTGGCGCCGTTCGGGTCTTCGATGCGCCCGCCCCGGGCCAGCCCTCGCCGATCGTGATCGAGTACCGATCCCGAGCTCTGACCACCCTCAACGCCGCCCTCCTGGCCGCGTGCGCCCCCGCCGTCACAGCCCCCCAGCATGACCGCTACCGGGCCCACGTCACCATCGGCTACGCCCGGCCCACCGACGAGCAGGTCACCGCCCTGGAGGCCGTCACAGCCCCGGGACGGCACGTCGTCGCCGAGGTCTCCCTGATGCAGGGCGATCGGGAGATGGGCCGCCCGATGCGGCTGGGGGCCTGATGGAGCTCCGCGTGGACACCGGCCCCATGATCGCCGGCATCGAGGCACTCCGCGACCGGGCGGAGGAGACCGCCGCCGCGTGGCAGGCCCTCCCGCCGGAGCTGCGGGACGCGGTGGGCCCTGTCACCTTGGAGCTTGAGCGCGACGGGAGCGCCGTGCTGACCGTCCGCTGTCCACCGCCGCCCGATGTCTCCGATCCGAAGGGGGGCCGCCGCCATGGGTGAGCCCTCCGTCCTTCCCTTCACCCTCCCGCGCCCTCGGGGCATCCTGCGGCGCCGGGACGGCCCCGCCCGCCTCGTCTCGGGACCGGCCGGGGCGCTGGAGATCAAGAGGCGCCCGCCCGGCCTCGCCGCCCGTCAGGCTCGGCACCCGGACCACCTCGCGGGGAGGTACCGCGCGATCCTCCTCAAGCGGGTGCGGCTCACACGCGACCTCCTTCTGACGCAGCTTGACCGCGCCCTCGACGGGGCCGCCGGCCGAGAGATCGACCTCTTCGCCCGCACCGACGACGCCCTGACCGACCTCATCCGCGTGGTGGAGCTGGTTCAGCGGGCGGTTGACGAGACGCTCCCCATCAACGAGGCGGAGTTGCAAGGGGTGGCCGAGGGCGTGGACGCCTTCACCACCGCCCAGCAGGCCGAGGTGTTCGCCCGGGTCGCCGCGATCGACATCTTCACGCCGGAGCTCGCGACCGGGCTCTACGCCGACTTCACGTCCATCAACGTGGACCTCATCAAGTCCATTGATGCTCGGTTCTTCGCCGACATTGAAGCCGCGGTGACCGACGCGGTGAGGACCGGGCGGTCGACGGCGGAGCTGCGGAAGGAGATCCAGGACCGCTACGGGGTGTCGAAGAGCCGGGCGGAGTTGATCGCTCGGGACCAGATCTCGAAGTTCAACGGGCAGGTGACCGAATACCGGCAAAGATCGGTAGGAATCACCCGGTATATGTGGAGCACTTCGGGGGATGAGCGGGTCCGCGACAGCCACAAGGCTCACGACGGCAAGATCTTCGAATGGAGTAAACCGCCGGAAGATACGGGACATCCTGGGATGGACGTGGGCTGTCGGTGCGTTGGAATCCCAGTCGTGGACGACGCCGACGCCTCGCAGCTCCAGGCCGAGCAGGCCGCCCGCGTCGAGCGCGAGAAGGCCGCCGGGCAGTATTGAGCCCTCCGGCCGGTGCAGTATAGTGCACCACCTCCCCGCAACGCCCCTTGCACCGTCCGGGCTCGTGCACTATCCTGCACATCATGGCCCTTCGGACTTCGCAGCGCCGCATCGACAGGGATGGAGCCTCCACGGGGCCCCTGCTCGCCGCGCACGTCCGGGAGAGCGACGGGGCCCGCCTGTACGAGGGCATCGTGGCCCGGGAGGGCGTGCTGCTCTACCGCCGGGCGGACGGCTCGACGTTCCGGGAGTTGGTGACCCTCGACACGCTGCGCTCGATGGCGGGCGGACTCCCCCGGGGCCCGTTGACCTTGGAGCACCCCGACGAGTTCGTGAGCCCCGACAACGTCGGCCGCTACGGAGTGGGCGACGTGGACGGGGAGCTCCTCATCGAGGAGAACGCCCAAGGCGCCTTCGCCCGCGTCAAGGTGGCCGTGCGTCGCCGGGACGCTCAGACCGCGATCGACGGCGGCAAGGTGGAACTCTCCCCCGGCTACGATGTGGACGTGGACGAGACCCCCGGCACCCACCCCGTCTATGGACCCTACGACGGCGTCCAGGTCGCGCGCCGAGTGAACCACCTCGCGATCGTGGACCGCGCCCGCGGCGGCCCGACGGTTGCCCTTCGTGTTGACTCTGGCGACGCCGTTAGCGTTGCCCCTCCCTCTCCCGGAGCACCTATGGACCCTGCCGCCCTCGAGGCCCTTGCAAAGGCCCTCGCCCCCATGCTGGCCCCCCTCCTGGTCGCGGCCATGGCCGAGATCAAGGCCAAGGGTGAGGCCGCCGAAGCTGCCGCCCAGGCGGGCGCTGCCGAGCAGGCCGACACGGGCGCGATGGTCCCCAAGGCCGAGTACGACACCATGAAGGCGGAGCTGGACGCCATGAAGGCCGAGGCCGCCAAGGTCGAGACGGCGAAGATGGACGGGCTTGCCGCTCGCCACGGGGTCAAGCTTGACGCCGCCGACGCCCTCCCCGCCAAGCGGGCGAAGGTCGCCGCGAAGCTCATCCCTGGCATCACCGACGCCGCGGACCCCCGCATCCCGGGCGCCCTCGCCGTGCTGGAGAGCCAGCGGGCGGACGCTCGCGGGCGGTACGACGGCGAGCCCGCCGACACCGAGCGCCGAGCCGACAGCCAGGCCCCCGCCGAACCCGTGAATCTTCACAAGGCCCGCGAAGTCATTCGGGCCGGAGGTGCCTCTTGAGCGACATGAGCTTCTTCACGCGCAACGCTGACGCGCGGGCCGCCCTGCCCCTGGGCTTCATCGGCGCCCTCATCGTGGGCTCGATGTTCTCCCAGGAGGTCACCGCGATCAACACCGCGGGCAGCGCCGCCCAGGTGGTCACGGTCGCCGTCCCGGCCTCGGTCGACAACTCGACCGCCTACTCGGTGACGATCAACGGCAACACCGCCACCTACACCTCCGACTCGTCGGCGACGCAGGCGGAGCTCGGGGCTGGCCTCGCCGCTGCCATCGCCGCTGAGCCGGGCTGCCGCGGGTCTATGACCGCCGCCTACTCGGGCGGGACGCTGACCCTCACGGGCGCCTACGCGGGCATCACCCACACGGTCACGGTGAGCGGTGGGACGGGGAGCAACATCCTCGGCACGCCGACGACCTCGACGAGCGCAGCCTCCGCCACATCAGTCCCCTTCGGTGTGGCTGTCGTGCAGACCGGGTTCACCGCCGACGGTGGGCAGACCCGCAAGGGCGCGGCTCCGAAGACGAGCACCTTCACCGCCCAGGTCATCAGCATGACCTTCGCCGGCAACACCGCCAGCTACTACAGCGGCGAGGTCGCCATCAACGGCAAGGTGTACAACTGGGGCGGCATCGTTTGGGACACCGACCTCGACACGACCTGCACCGCCATCGCGGCGGGCATCAACGCGGTCATGCCGACGGAGACGGTGATCGCCGCCTCGGTGGGCTCCGGGGGCGGCGTCGTCACCCTCACCGCCGAGGTTGAGGGCGCCGAGTTCGACGCGACCGCCCGCGCCAGCGGCCACGCCTCCGCCGAGGCGACCAAGGCCTACACCACCGGCCCCTCGATCAGCACCTCTCTCGCCCGCGCCCTGATCGGCATCTCCGCCCGCTCCCGCGCGGTCGAGAACGCCACCCTGGGCGGTGACGACCCGGCCTACGTCGGCAACTCCGCGATGCGGGTGTGGACCGAGGGGCGGGTCATCGTCTCCGATCGGTCGCTCACGATCAACGTCGGCGACGACGTCTACGTGTCCGTCGGGGCCTCGACCCCCGGCTACCTCTACAACGCCGCCGGCACCGATCGCGTGTGGGTGCCTCCCTCCAAAATGCGCTGGCAGACCCAGCAGTCTTCGGACGGGACCGCCGTTGTCTCCGTCACCACCGGGGTGCTGTGATGTCGGAAGCCCTCATCGTCCAGCCGGACGGCCGCCTCGTCGCCTTCGGCGGCGCCTCCCACCTCTTCGGGGCCCTCGGCCTCGCGATGTCGCTCTCCCCGAAGCTCTCCCGGATGCGGGCGGACTCGAGCGACGACGGCCCCTCCGGCGGCTGGCCGCAGGTGGAGCTCCAGAAGAGCTTCCACAAGATGTCCGCCACGGCCGCCCGCGCGCAGATGGCCGCGCTCGACCTCCGCCTCGACTCCTTCTCCGCCGGCATGGGCGGGGCGGAGCCGCTGGACCTCACCTCGATCACCAACGAGGTCCTCTCCCAGCCCCTCCCGGAGCTGACCGGCCTCCGTCTGTTCGCCTCCGACCCCACCCTGTGCAAGCCCGGGGCCGCCTTCTACCGCCAGCGCCGGCGGTTCCTGACCGGCACCGCGGCGGTCCACGGGGGCGGTGCCGCCGTCCCGATGGCCAACAGCGGGCGGACCCTCTCCGGGCCCCGCTCGACGAAGTACCTCGTGGTCGGCGCGCAGATCAACTACTTCGACAAGCTGGCGAGCAACTTCCAGGGCCTCGACACCTGGCGCGACGACCTCGACGCCGCGAACCGGGCGCTCGCCGAGTCGCACAACCGGCTGACCTGGAACGGCAGCTCCGAGCACGACATCTGGGGGATCTTGAACTTCCCCTACTGCGACGTGGCGGTCAGCTCCACGCCGATCTCCTCGTCCTCGACCGCCGACCAGATCATCGCCGCCGTCTCCCAGCTCGCCTACCGCAGCATGGTCGCGAGCCGCGGGGTGTTCGCCCCGAACGCCGCCGTGATGTCGCTCAGCATCTGGAGCTACGTCAACCGCACGTTCTACGCGAGCGCCAACGCGACGAACGCGACCGTGCTTGACATGATCAAGAAGGCCTGCCCGCACATCACCAAGTGGGACTTCGCCCAGGAGCTGGACGACGCGGGCCCCTCGTCCGCGGACGGTCTCTTCTTCTACCGCGACGACAAGCAGGGCCCGGTCATCGTGACGCCGATCGAGACCACGATGCTCCCCGTGCAGACGATGGGCTTCACCGACACCGCCTACCTGTTCAAGCAGATCGGTGGTATCTGGGAGCGCGAGCCCGCCGCGCAGCTCATCTGCTGGTTCACCACCTGATCTCACCTGGAGTCACCGTGAAAGACGCCACCCTGTACAACCTCCGCGAGAGCAACCTGTCCTTCTCCCTCCCCATCCCGGAGGGGGCGACCCAGGGCGCCGTCATCGAGCTTGGCCCCGCCGGCTCGGCGACCAGCTCGGCGAAGGTGAGCGGCGAGCAGCTCGCGGTCCTCAAGGGGAACCCGATCTTCGCTGCCATGGAAGGCAAAGCGTTCAAGGTGGGCTGACGTGGCCACCGCGCTCGAATGGGTCCGACGCCTCGCCCCGGAGCTTTCCTCCGTCAGCGATACCCTTGTCGGATACCAGATCGACGCGGCGACCGAGATCCTGCTACCGAGCGCCTGGGGGACCGTCTACCCCCAGGCGCTCGCGCGTTGGGCTGCTCACGAGCTGACCCTCCAGGCCCGGCGCGCTCGCCTGTCCGGCACTATGGCCGGCACGGGCCCCGTTACCTCCGTCTCTACCGGCGGGATGTCCATCGGCTACGGCTCGACCGGGCGGACGGCCACGAACGCCACCGAGGCCGACTGGGGGACCACCGCCCACGGTCAGGCCCTCCTCACCCTCCGCGACTCCCGGGCAGCGTCCGGGCCCTTGTTGCTGACGTGACTTCCGCCTCCTCCCGCCTCACCGTCCGAGGACCCGACCTCGGCAAGCTCTCGTCGGCGCTGGCCGCTGTGGCGAAGCTGCGGCTGGTGGTCGGCGTCCAGGGGAGCGAGGCCGCAGACCTCTACGAGGCGAAGGAGGGCGCCCGCCCCCTGACCCTGGTGGAGGTCGCCTCCGTTCACGAGTTCGGGACGAAGGACGGGCGAATCCCCGAGCGGTCCTTCCTCCGCTCGACCCTGACCCGGCGCGAGGGCGCCTATGGGAAGCTGCTCACCGCCGCCCTGCAGCGCTCCCTCGAGGAGGTCAGCATCGACGGGATCGGGGACGTGGCCGGCGCCTTCGCCCGCCAGCTTGAGGTGGTCGGCCTTCGGGTGGTGCGCGACGTGCAGACCACGATCCGCGACTCCGGCCCCGGGTGGCCCGCGAACGCCCCGATCACCGTCCTGGCGAAGGGATCATCGAAGCCGCTCATCGACACCGGCCGCCTCCGGCAGTCCATCCGTCACGCCGTCCGGGTGGAGCCGTGATCCTCGGCCTCGAAGACATCACACGCGTCCGGTACGCGGCGGGCGCGTGGGGTAGCAACGGGCGATGGACACCGGGCGCCTCGACCTCGACCACGATCGAGGCCTCGGTTCAGCCCGCCTCGGGGAAGGTCCTCGCCACCCTCCCCGAGGGCGAGCGGTCGCGCGACCCCCGGACGATCTACACCTTCGAGGAGCTCCGCGGCGCCTCGCAGTTCGACGGCACCGATGCCGACCGCCTCACGATCGACGGCGCCTCCTACGAGGTGCGGGAGCTCACCCACTGGCGCACCGCCGCCCCGATCGCTCACTACGAGGCCCTCGCCCTCCGCCTGCAGGAGAGCGGCACGGCGACCCGGACGGACGCCCTCGAGTACATCATCCAGGGGGTGCGCTCGGCCCTCAAGACCGCCACCGGCCTGGCTGACGGGAAGGTCATCGCCCACAACCCGGCGGGCGGTCCCCGCCCCGCGCTGCCCTACCTCGCCGTGCGCGTGGTCGGTGACCGCATCGTGGGCGAGGTTGAGCGGGTGGAGAGCCTCACGGGTGGGGGCGCCCCTCGGACGCGCTCCAGGGGGCAGCGGGAGGCCATTGTGACCGTCTTCGGCTATGGGGACGCTGCCGCCCTCTACCTGGAGACCTTCCGCATCGACCTCGACAAGCCCGCCGTCGACTCCGTCATCGCCGCCGCGGGGTTCTCCCTCATGGCCGACGGGCAGACCACCGAGACGCCTACCCTCGTCGACACCGCCATAGAGACCCGCTGGCAGTGTGACTTCACGGCGATCTACGCCATCGAGGGCACGAACGAAACGCTGACCGCGGCTGACCTCCTCTCCATCTCGACCTCCTACACCGGCCAGTCGGGAACCACGACCGGCACAATCGCAGTGGACACCGACCAATGACCACCAGCATCAACGCCGTCGCGAGCCACAACGACCTGGTCACCGCGCCGATCACCTACTCGTCGCCGACCTCCGGGCAGCGCGGGTTCTCCACGGTGATGTTCATCTCCTCCGACTCGACCCTCGGCGGGACCGACCGGGTTCGGAGCTACGCTTCTGCGGCGGAGATCGCGACCGCCCTGGCTGCAAGCACCCTCAGCTCCTCCGCGGCAGCCGCCGGCACCATCGCCTTCGCCCAGGCCAACCCGCCCGACCGGTTTCTGATCGGGCGCAAGGATTCGGGCGAGACGTGGGCGGAGGCCTACGCCCTCTGCGTCGTAGACACCCTCGGCGTCGAGGCCTTCGGCATCACGATCCAGAGCCGGACGGACGCGGACATCCTCGCGATCGGGGCCGCCGTCGAGGCCGAGGGGCTGCGCCTCTTCGCCGCCCAGGCGAACAACAGCGACCTCCTGAGCGGCGCCATCGCCAGCGCGACCCTCGCCGCCCTCCGCACCTACAAGCTCACGGCGCTCTACTACCACACCACCGACAGCCAGTGGCTCGACGTGGCGCACATGGTCGACCGCCTGTCCTGGGACCCCGATGAGACGAGCGCCGGGTGGAACAGCGCCGTGCTGGGCATCACCGCCTACACCGGGACCGCGATCACCCAGACGCAGAAGGCGCAGGCCCGGACGAACAACGTCAACCTGATGCTCCCCTTCGGCACGACGACCGACCTCTACGTGGACCCCGGGCACGTCATGTCTGGGCTCCAGATCTCCGAGGTGGTGACTGGGATGTGGGTGTCCACCCGCATCCGCGAGGCCATCGCCGACCTCATCGTGGCCTACGGCGCCCGCGGGTCGAAGC